AGCGCTGTTGCGCCTCATCGCGGAAGAAATCGTCTTTGCTCCAGACGAAGTATTGATCCGTCTGGTGCACGACGGGCACCATCGGGAACATTTTCTCCGCGATATAGCTGTCGTCGTCTTGCAGGTAGGCGACCGAGATGTTGGTCAAGGCGGCCGATACGTGGACGTCCGAATATACGGGTTGCGGCATTTTGCGGCTCCATCATGGGCTTGGCGCGTCTCACGACGGGCCGAGGGGACCGGGGGATTGACGTGTTCAGGTGAGCACCTTCGGCGGGCAGCCGAACAGGTAGAGCGTGATGATCGCGCCGGCCGCGCCGCTTTCCAAAGCGAAACCGATCTGCGCGCTGCCGGCGCCCGCGACCCAATCCGTCACGAGGCCGTTGGCGTCGCACATCTGCGGCTTGCCGTGCGTGGAGCCGGCGGCGCCGACGAGCGCCTTCGAGATGCCTTGCAGGCCGACATCGCACGGGTCGCCCAGCTTGGGCTTGTTCTGCAGGATGCCGTAGATCTGCGCGCCCAATGCCGAGGCGAGGACGCTCGTGCGATCGGCGGTCTGGCTCAGCACGACGCAGTAGAACTGCGCCGAGCCGCTGCCGGCGCTCGACGCCCCGGTACCGGTCGACGGGTTTTTGCCGGCCGTGTTGCTGTAGTCGGCGGCGGCGACGGTTTGCGAGCCGTCATGGATGAGCGGGCTTTCGGTTGCCATGAGGGGATCCTTCTACGGGCTTGCCGGCGCCGTCGCGGCGGGGCTGAAACGGCGAGGGCTGTTCGTTGCCCACGAACGCTGGCACTAATTTTCTCCAGGCGCCATCGCAGTTGACGATTGCGGCTCGACAGGCGTCGCGATGCTTGGGAGGTATTAGGCCGCGCGGCGCTTGTTCAGGCTCTCGATCTTGTCGCGCTTGGCGAGCTCGGCATTGGCCGGATGGGTGTAGATGTGGGCGAAGGCCTGCGCGTAGCTCAGCTTCTTGCCGACCTTCTCCTGATCGGCCTGGTAGGCTTCGGCGAGGGATTTCAGCGTGTCGCCGGCCGTGCCGCCGGCATTGCCGACGTTGCCTTTGCCGAACTCGTCGAACATCTTGCTCGTGCCGATTTGCTCGATCAGGCCCTTCAGCGTCTTTTCGACCAAAGCGCAAGCCTCGGCATCGCCCCGGCTCATCTTCATGAGCGTCTCGCCGAACGCCTCGGGCATGCCGATCGCGGTGGCGCGCTTCTTGAACGATTCGGTCTCGTCCTTCTTCAAAAGCTCGGCGAGCTTGACGCTGTCCTCGGCGGCCTTGGCGAGGGCCATGCGGATCGATTCTGGCAGGTGCTTCTCGACCTCCTTCTCGAACGGATGCTTCTCCATGTGCGCATCGCGCTCTTCAGGCGTCTTGGACGAGAATTTGTCCTTCTGATCATCCGACATTCCCATATCGGACATGTATTTCTTGTGCTTGTCGCTCATCTTGAGGATGGTGTTTTCCTTGACGAGGTCGGCGAGCTTCTTTTCGAGATCCTCGATCTTCTTGGCTAGATCATCGGGCATGGTGGGCTCCTTTTGGGCTGTGCCCAGACCGGCCCTGCGCAGGGCCTTCTCCATCTCGTCAGGCACGATGCCTTGGAGGTGAGTTTTGAATTGCTCGAAGGATTGCCCGACGAGCTTCTGGCGCGCATCCTGATCGCCGGCCTCGGGATCGCACATGATCGAGCAGAACGAGTCGCACAGCGCCTCGCTGGCCTCGTCGATGCAGCACCAGATGCCGTCGATCATCTCCTGCAGGTCGTCGGCCGCCATGGCTTCGTCGAAGTCGATGGCGCCTTCGTCGTTCTTGAGGAGGGCCTTCTTGACGTTCCACGAGTCGGGCAGGCTATCGACGGCGCCGAGGGAGCGGGCGCGGGCGATGATGTGCTTGCGCGCCTTGCCCTTGTCCTTGGCGCGGCCGAAGGCCTGCACGGCGTTGGCGAGATCGCCCTTGTTCTCGATCGGGAACGATCCGTCCGGCAGCGCCTTGCCGCTCGATGCGAGTTCCTTGCGCTTGTCCTCGCTGAATTCGCGCTTGAGATAGGCTTCGATCGCCTTCTCGTCCAAGCCGGTCTTGGGCTCGGTGCGCTTGACGAGCACGACATGGACACCCTCGCCCGCGCCCTTATCGACGCTGGCGACGCGGTCGATCCGCAAGTTTCGCAAGATGTTCGGCATCGGGAGCCTCAATGGTTGCGGGCAGCTTGAGCCGCCCCTTGTCGATCTGCGCCTGCAGCCAGGCGATCAGCTCCTCGGCGTGCGCATCGAGGATCGCCGGGAGCGGCGAGGGGCCGTCGAACGGCCGGACCACGCCGCCGGAGCCGTCCTTGGCGGCGCCGAACACCTCGCCGATCAGCTCGTAGCCTTTCGTGAGCCGAGGGCGCAGCGCATCGGGCGTGGTGTCGTGGAACTGCCGCAAGGAGCGCCCATCGGGGGCGGTGATCTCGTAGAGCCTCATTTCGGGAGGGCCTCCCTCACGGGAACCGGTCGCACGTCTCGACGAATTCGGCCTTGCCGCCGATCTTGCCGATGGCGCGCAGCACGCATTTGAAGTTGCCGTTCCGGCGGCGCGGCGGCCGTGACGGCGACCGGCCGGGGGGCGGCCCTCGGCGGATCTCGGGAGTGGCGCCAGAGCCCGTGCCCCATTCCTCGCCCGAGCCGCTGCCCTCCGAGGCGCCGATGCCCGAGCCGGGGCGCGGCGGCCCGACCGACGGTTCAGAGAGAGACTGACATCCCGCCAAGACGAGCGCCCCGATCAGCACCGCCGCGCGGCTCATTCCTGCTCGTATTCGAGCTTGCGACGGACCTCGACGCACGTCTCGGTCACGGCGATGTACTTGCCGTCCGACGTGTGCAGCACGCATCGGACAGCGGGATCGTAGTGGCCACCGAGGGGCTCGCGCACGCTGATGACCTCGCTGGGATTGACGAACACCGGCTGGCCGCCGGGCCCTGTCAGAGCGACGAACGCGAGCACGAAAGCGAGCATCAGGTTATGCCGACCTGCTGCCGATAGGCTGAGCCGCCGATGGAGAATTCTGGCCGCTCGCCGCGCTTGTGCGCCGCCCAGAGATCGTCGTTATCGACCTTGAAACCGACCCACCAGCCGACCTTGCCGAGGTTGATGCCCAGCGCCTGCTGCTTTTCGAGGGTGAACACCATGGATTCGACGCAGCGGCCGGCGGGCGCGCCGTCGTGCAAATCGTCCTGCTCGCGGCTGTAGAGGACGAAATCGTAGGCGGCTTTTTCGAGCTCGTCGGCCGGGATGATGTCGCCCTGCTTGTCGATGATCGCCATGCCGTCGCGCTCGATGATCGAGGCCCAGCCGAAGACGAGGCGCTGATCGGGATCGGTTTTCATCACGGCGAACGGCACGGTCCACGAGGCATCGCCGCCGCGCCGGCCGCTGCCGACGCCGTAGCCGACCTTGTCGGTCGCTTGCGGGCCGCCCTGGCCGCTCTCGGCCATGGCGGCGGCGGTCATGCCGGTGACGGGCAACTTGGTGGATTGGCTGACCATCGCCGCGTCAAACAACGTGGCCTTCTTGCCCTTCTTCTTCTTTGGCGGCGTTTCGCCTGTCGTCGACGACACATGCACGTCGCCGACGCTCAGATCCTTGCGGAAGAATTGCGCGAACATCTTCATGCTGGCGGCACGGGTGTGATCGTGCCCGTCACTGCATTGCCGGCGACGACGGTCACGTCCATCAACGCGATCACCTGACTGCCGTCAGGATTGGCGCCCGTGCAGTTGACCTGGGCATTGCCGACCGGGCCGACCGCAGCCAGTTCGGCGTGCTGGTCGTTCGCCGCGTCGGCCGTGACCGTGAGAATCGCCGCGTCGCTCGTCGTCCAACTGACGTTGCCTTGCGGCAGGTCGACGGTATTGCCGTGCGCATCGAGGTAGGTCACCTCGATCGCGACCGTTTTGTCATTGGGCAAAGTATAGGCCATGTAGCCTTCTCCCTCCGCTGCGAAGCCGTCGCACGTTGCCTTGATCAGCACGCGTGGCTTTTCGTGGTCGCTGCTGATCTCTAGCTTGAAACTGCCCTTTATACTGAGACTCACGGCAGCGGCGGCGGCTTCGTATCGGCCAGCGGCGCTTCGACGGCATCGAGCACTTCAACCGGCACTTCCTTGCCCGGATTGTCCGAGATCCAGCGGATCTGCGCCTGCGTCACCGGCTTGCCCTTGTCGAGGGCGTGCTCCATCAGCTTCGCCACCTCGTCCTTCAGATATTCGCCGTGCGGCGGGGGATCGGCGCCGAATTTTTCGGCATAGCGCTCGGCGAGCGTGCCGGCGGGCTTCGTGGCTGGCTCGGGCGCGGGGGCGGCTGGATCGGGCGTGGTGGCGGGGGCGGTTGGATCAGGCATGCTTCGTCCTCCTTCAAGTTGTCTGCATCGACGCGACGGCATTGTCGCGCCCTTCGAACAGCGCGAGCTTGTACTGCCCGCATGGCGGCGAGATCGGCGCGGGCGGGTAGCTCGATATCCAACCCTGAATCACCGGCTGACCGTCAGGCGTGGTGCCCATGATCGGGAACGCGACCGGCGGGTTCAGCGTGCAGACCATCGCCGCCGCTTGCTTGTGGAAGAACTTGCATGTTTGGCAAGTCTTCTGACCGAGGACCGGCACTCGCTGGTGGTTCATGGATGCCTCATCTGAGCATATCGAGGTCGGTGATGTACTCGACGCTGCAATAACATGACGGGTGGACGGGCGGGTTGTCGATGGGGCCATCTGGAGAAACGAAGTCCGCATCGACGGCGACGCCGTCCGTGTTGAGCGCCTCGATCGCGATGCAGATCGGGCATGGATTCGAGCCCAGGCGCCAATAGCGGGTGACGGCGGCGTGCGGAAAGACGCCCTGCGTCACGGCCTGCATGTAGGATTGGTGCAGGCCGCGATTGGCGGCGCGGACGGATTCGGTCTGCGCGATCGTCATGGCGCGGTAGTCGAGGGCGCGCTGGGCGTAGGCTTCGACGAGCTGATCGATGCGCTGCTGGCTGAGGCGCGTCCCGGCCGGGGCGGCTGCCGCCGCCACCTCGGCGTCGGCGGTGAAGTCGCGCAATTGCCGATCGAGCGAGATGCCGGTGTCGTTGCGCTCCAGCGCGGCGCGGTAGTTGGCGACGGCCATGGCGAGGCGGCTGGTGAGGCCGATGCGGTCGCGCACGGTGGCGGCGACGGCGGTCGAGTCGAGGCCGGCGCGCACGCCGGATATCGTGGTGTCGTAGACGAACTGCCGCACCTCCTGGGTCAGCTCGACGATGAGCTGATCCTGATAGGCGCGCAGTTGCGCGGCGATGTCGTCGTCGAGGATCTCGAAGGCGTAGGGGTCGTCCGGGTCGGCCTTGCGGATAGTGACGGCGCGTGGCGCGTACGCCAAGCGCCTGGCTTCGCGGATGTGGCCGGCCTTACGCAGCAGCTCCGAGATCGAGGCGGCACCGTTAGCGGCGGATTCCTTGTAGACGGCGGCGATCGGGACGAAGGCCCGCGCGAGGCCGTCCTTCAGCGTTTGCATGTCGGCCGAATCGATGGCGGCGATCCAGTCCCGGGCGTCGATGGCGGCGGCAAGCTTTTCGGTATCGAGGCTGGCGCGGTAGGCGCGCAGCGCTTCAAGAACGGCCTGGCGGATGGCGGCCTCGCCGCGCAGCGCGGCGATCAGCGCCGGGTCCTGCCCGGGGCGGCGCCGCGTCACGGCCATTGGTAGCGCTTGGCCATGAGCACGCGCCGCGCCAGGGCGGTCGATATGGCGCCTTTCAGCGCGTTGCGCTTCTCGACGGCGGCGGGCGTCGGGCCGCCGGCCTCCGAGGCCAGGGTGCGGGCGTAGCCCTCGTTCTCGCTGACATCGGGCAGGCCGGCGGTATCGCGCACGTACTGCTCGAGATCGGGATCGGGGAAGAGCGGCATGCCGGCTTGCGACATGCGCAGCACGAAATTGGAAAGCGCATCGAGATCGATGCGTTGCGCCAAGTCCGGCTCGAACGCCGGCATCAGATCCTGGTCGAGGCCGTTCAGCTCCCAGATGCGCGGCAGGCCATGGCGGTTGATGACGGCGGCACCGGCGTTGAGCCAGCCTTCGACCGATCCCATGAAGATGTCCACCTTGGTTTCGGCGAGGTTTTGGGCGCCGCGCGTGGTGTGGCCCATCGACAGGAAGTCGGCGAGGATCGAGGTGAGGATGTCGTTCTTGTAGCGGATGATCGACGTGTTGGCGTCGAGGTTCTGGCGGCCGGAATTCGGCGTTTCCAGCTTGAAGTCGTACATGCGGACGGTGGAGGTGCCGTTGTCCGTCTTGTACGTGTTGGAGGGGATCATGGCGCCCATCTGCTCGTCGATGCGGACGTTGGTGATGAGCGACTTGTAGGAATTGAGCTGGGCGGTGGCGATCGGATCGCCCGCGCCAGCGGCTTCGAGCAGCTCGTTGGGGACCGATATCACCGGGAATCCCGAGAGGCGCTCGTACATGATCGCCTCCTGCTCCTGCAAACGCTTGATGAAGTAATACGGAAGATAAGAATTGCGCAATACTGACCTTCCCTCGGGGTTATTCTTGTGCTGGTCGGCCCGGAAAAGCAACATTTTTTCGATCGGGATATCGATGAGCGGGCCGATCCAGGGCTGCTGAGTGACCCCCAAAACCTCGCCGTTGGGGCCGAAGAACCACTTCAGGATGGTGTCCTGCCCCCTCAGGGGCAGGCGGCGCCAACCGATGCGGCCGTCGTTGCTGCGGCTGGACGGCAGCGGGGCTCGGCCGCCCAAAGGGACGGCGTTGGGCGAGGATTGCTTCTGCCAACCGAGGCGGCGCTTGTAGACGATCTCGTGCGGGGCGTAGCCGTAGCGCAGCATCGAGAGCATCTCGACGACGAAATCCTCCCACGAGTGGGACATGTCGAAGCGCAGGCTATCGGCGAAATCGGCCAATTCCTTCGCCGCCGGGCTGTCGTTCGCCGGCACCGTGCGCCATTCGACCTTGCGCATGATGCCGTTGATGGCGTTGACGATGGCGCCGATGGTCGGATCGTTGTCGCCCATCTCGCGATAGACGCGGGCGGATTGGCGGCCGACCAGCTGCGGCAGGAATTCTTCGCGGACCCAACCCGAGAAGGCGCGCAGGCCCGTGGTGCCGATATCGGCGAAGGTCATGGCGTTGTTCATGACCGGTACCGGCCCGTAGGAGCCGCCGCCCATGGCGGGATCTTTCGGGCGCAGGTACGCGCCGTTGGCTGTTGTCACCTTGGTGACATAGCTCGGCGCCGGCAGGGCCGGCGGCGGCGGCCTCGGGGCCGCCCCTCTCGGCGCGAGGCGCGCTCGTATCCATCCGGGGAGGATCGGCAAGGGCACCTCGCGATTTGGGGGCAAGTGCGGCAAAGCGGGGAGGG